CCAAGCTAATGCTAAAGTTCTGCAGGATGAAATCGACACACTTCGTGCTCAGCTGGCTGAGACTGGCACCTCTGATGCTACTACCAAGACTGCTTTAGAACGTGCAATTGAAGTTAATGAGACTAGCCGCCGCGTCCAAATGGATGAAGAAGCTATCCTTAAACTTGAAGCCAATCCTCAGCTGTATGGGCAGTATATGCCAGAGCTGACACCGGGACTTGCTAACGCTAATGAACTAGCACGCAGGACTATTGATGCTGATGCTGTAACCTACGACAAAATGCAAAATATGAGTACAGCAAATCGCGTTCTTGGTAGCACTGGTGCCAAAGGAGCAATTCAAATATCTGAAGTTCAGGTACAAACAGATATGATTGCAGACGATGCAGTGTCTGCAGCTAAGTTAGCAGATACTGCAGTATCTGCTGGTTCATATACTAGTGCTGATATTACGGTGGATGCTCAAGGACGTATTACTGCAGCTTCTAATGGAAGTGGTGGTGGGGGAGGAATTACTACAGGTAAGGCAATTGCAATGGCAATGATCTTCGGTTAATAATATCTAAATAAGTATACAAAGGAGAAATTGATTAATGGCTAATCCAAATATTGTTGCTGTAGCAAATATATACGGAAAGACTGCATTTGATGCTGATGTTGCGGTAACTGCTTCTGCAATCGTTACGAATGCTGCATCGTCTGGTAAGATTTTGAAAATTAATTCTTTAATTATTGCAAATATTGATGGAGCAGCGGCTGCAGATATTACCGCAACGGTTAGGAATGCTGCTGGTGGCACAACATATTCAACATTGGCAAATACAATATCAGTTCCTGCTGACGCAACTCTAGTTGTCATTTCAAAAGATACTTCAATTTATTTGGAAGAAGATATGGCAATTTATTTGGCATCAAGTGCTGCTGGTGATTTAAGTGCTACTTGTTCCTATGATGAAATTAGTTAATTATGGGATATTATACTAAAAATGGTGGTTTGGTTGGATATGGTAAGATAGGTACTAAAAGAGGAGTTTATGATTTAATTGCATCGCAAGTCGTGGGTGATGATTTATTTGCATTTTCATCCTTTACATTTACTAGTCCCAATGAAGATCCGTTTGCACCATCGAGTTCTGATATAACAAGTCAAACTGCATATTCAAACACTACATGGGCATCAGATACTGCATATTTTGATGTCCAAAATGGAATTCAATATTTTAAAATACCTGAAAGTGGAACTTATAGAATAACTGCCATAGGTCCAGCTGGAAAAAATGTTAATGGTTCCGCCCATATAGGATATGGTGGAAAAGTTAGAGGTGATTTTAATCTAGTTAAAAATGATATTCTCGCAATATTAGTTGGACAGAGGGCACCAACATCAAATTCAACAAATAACTATTGGCAGGGAGGTTCTGGAGGAACATTTGTAGCAACTGTTAGTAGTGTTGGGAGTAATAGCACAGCAACACCACTTCTTGTTGCAGGTGGGGGCACTTCTGTTAGAACCACTACTAGTAGAGCAGAAGCTGATGCAAATATGAGTCCAAATGGAAAAACTGGTAGTGGATCTGCTGGAGGAACTCAAGGTTCCGAAGCAGCTGGTGGTGGACACAACCAAACAGGTGGTGGTGGTGCCGCAGGATGGTATGGGGTAGGAGATGCTCATGGAGATACAAGAAACCTTTATGTGCCACCTGGGTATCCAGGAAACTCGACTGCTACTGCATATCTACCTGCCAGAGGTTTTATATTAAGTACTTCTCCTGGAATAGGAGGAATTTTTAATACTGCTTATGATACTACTTACCGAGGATCTGGCGGATTCGGTGGAGGAGGTCCTGGTGGATGGGGCGGAACAGGTGGTGCAGGAGGTTACTCTGGTGGAGGTAACGATAGTAATGGTGGATATGCTGGTGGAGGAGGATCATTTATATCTTCCAATGCATCAAATGTAGGAACGTCAACTGGATCTTGGAGTAGTGGATCTGGAGCATATTCTGGTCACAGTATTCTTGCAACTTCGTCTGGTTTGACTAATTTGGGTTATAATACTAACACCACTGGTTCAGTTATTTTAGAGTTATTATAGAGGTAATATAAAATGAGAAGAAATTCTGGAATAATAGGACCGAAACAAAATACATCAACAACTGCTGCGAGTGGTGTATATGATACTTTTGATCAATACAATTCAAAGAAGGATGATAAATGGCCTCAATTTCAAGTTGAATCTATTTCAAATAGTAATGGAACTGCTTTAAATGAGGAAACAGATAACACAATTACCGTGACTACATCTGGTGTGCCAGGGGGCACAACATTGTATTATACTATTGCAACTGTTTCTGGAACTACATTAACATCTGCCGATTTTACAACCGGAGATGTAACTGGCAATTTTACTATTACCAGTAATAGTGGAAGTTTCATCCTTAGACCTGTTGGGGATGATTTATCAGAATCAAATGTTGTTAAAGTTCAAATTAGGAGAGGATCGACTAGTGGTGATATTTTAGGTGAGTCGCAAAATCTAACAATAGCAGATGCTGCAGCACCATCTGGAGCTCCATTTTTCAATTGGAGATACTATGCATATGGTTCTACTATAGGCATTACTTATGTTTATTGGCGTCAAACTAATGGAACTGCTACCCTCTTAAGAAGTATTAGTGGACAAAGACACGCCAATTCTACATCAACATGGAACACATATTCAGAAGATCTTTCATCGTATGGTGGAACAACGGGTAGAATTTATGTTGCATATAAAACAGGAACTAATTTTTACAATGATCCACAATTTGATAATATGGAACTAGTTGATACGACTACAGGAACCATAAGTCTTGATCCAGGATCATCAACTGGAAGAGGTAGATGGGAAAAGTATACCACATATACTTCTACTTTAACTCCACCTACAACTTCATATTCTTCTATTCCTATTGGCAGCACTACTTCTAATATATGGAACTATGATGCTGGTGGAACTCCTTCAAGTTCTACGGGAGGTGTATATGATGCTAATGGTAGTACCAGTGGTTATTATTTGTATTTTGAGGGATCATCTCCAAACTATACTACTAGTACTAGATATTATTGGTTCAGAATGACATCAGATTACACACTATTATAAGGTATTAAACAATGCTATATTCAATTAACGGGGAATATCCCGTAGAAACTTTACCTCACAGAATCAGATTATCAGATGGTTCTACAAGAACAGATAGTTCTACTTTTACTGCCGATGAGTTATCAAGTGCAGGTATAACAACGGTATCAGATCCACCAGAGTATAATGCAGATACTCATAAATTGACATGGGATAATAATGATGTTGAATGGGAAGTTATTGCATTAACAACAGAAGAACTCGCTGATTTAAATGATCTTGCTTGGCAGGGTATTAGAGAAGAGCGAGATAGTTTATTGAAGGAAGTTGATGAAAAGGTATTGAGGTATCAAAGTGAAGTTCGGGTAGGAATAACAACAACTACTGATAATATTTCTGAATTGGATACTTATGCTCAGGCACTTAGAAATATTCCATCAACATATTCAAATCCACTAGAAGTTGTTTGGCCCACGTTAGGTCCTGTTTCAGGATCTGAATCTGAATCTTAAGAATACGAATTATGAATTTTGCAGTATACACGAAAGACAACTGTCCTTATTGTCAAAAATTAAAACTTGTTTTGGAGTTGACAGGAAAGGAGTTTGTATCCTATAATCTTGGGGATGATTTCACTCGTACCGAATTTTATCAAAAATTTGGTGAGGGATCTACATTTCCTCAAGTAATTTGTGATGATAAAAAATTAGGAGGGTGTAGTGACACAATCAAATTCCTCAGAGAACATAGAGTCATTGAATCCTGACATAAATAAATCTAAGAACCACTCTAATCGTGGTGTTGATTTTTTACTTAATGGAGGTAAAAGAAAGCAAGTTCAACCATTTCATATTATTTTTGAAAAGATGGTTTGCTTTCTAAATCGGGAAGTAAACATCTATTTTGAGTTTTCCTTCAGTGCAAGGAAGAAAAAAAGAGTTAAACCCCGGAGAAAGAAAAATGTTAGCAGTTAGTTTAGTTTTTGGTTCATTCATGACCATCCTGTTTCTAATACTGGGTACGATGATTGGTTGGACTGCTAGAGAGTATATGATGAACTATCGGGAAGTACCAAGACCTCACCCCGAAATGTTTGATAATCAGGGCAACCTGATTCCAGATGAGGTTATTGCATTTAATTTTGAAAACTATCATGACTACGAAGACAACGGCGAAGAAGACGACAACTAAGAAGGCACCGGCACCAATCCCTGATTTACCGGCAAATCCTTTTATTTTTGAAGTGCTTCAAGTAATTTGTAAGCAAAGGTCAAAAGCGAAAAAGATTGAAGCACTTCGTAAATTTGATCACCCTGCATTGAGGGCCATTCTAATTTGGAATTTTGATACTTCTGTTGTTTCTATGCTTCCGGAAGGAGATGTTCCTTATGCATCTGCAGGTGAACAAACAGCATACAGTGGACAACTTTCCGATAAAATTGGAGATGCTGTAAACAAAATGAATGAATTGGATTCAAATTCATTAGGATCTCAAGACCAAGGAAGAACTTCTATTCGTAAAGAATTCAAACATTTTTACAATTTTATTAAAGGTGGTAATGATGGTCTGAGCAAGTTGCGTAGAGAGACTATGTTCATTAACATTCTTCAGGGACTTCATCCTTTAGAAGCAGAAATTCTTTGTCTATGTAAAGACAAAAAACTTGCTACCAAATACAAACTTACGCAACCAGTTATTGCTGAGGCATACCCAAATATTACTTGGGGAAATCGTTCTTAATTTTATATTTTTATTATGACAGAAAAAGTTCTTGAAAAAGAAGTAGTTACGAAGGAAGAGTCTATGGATTCGTGGACGGCATCAGAAAAAGAAAATTCCAGAAAGAGATATGGTGTAGAAATCATGATCGAAAATGGAACCTGGGAACAAGTTAATACGAAAGAGTGTCCTAATGATGCCCGAATCGTTAAGTATATTGTTGATGGAGAAATTCGTTTCGATCTAACTCGTAGTCAAAAAGCAGTTAGTATCTTCAACATGTATTGGGATAAGTTTCGTGATGGACTCAAGTCTATTGAGTATGGTCAAGGTAACTACAACCCCAAACTCTGGGGTGCAAAGGCACCTGAAACCAAAAAGCGAAAGTGATTCCAAAAATACCGGAAAAAAATTTCCAGAAAATTTTCAGTCTGTAGGGTTTTTCAAAAATGAGTAGAGGATTTGACGTAGAATCAGTTGAGTTTGAACTTCCTAAGGAAGATATGAAAAGACTGATGAAAAAATATAAGCAATTGAAAAAATATCAAAAGTCTAATTTGCATACTCTGCAAAAACTTGATGGCAAAAAAACTGTTATTGATGAGTTGATTGAAGAGTCTGAAGATTATGAAATGTAAAATCTGTATCACAGATTACAAAAATACTTGACTATATAGAATATAGGGTCTATAATAGACCTACGTTCATCCATATGTTAGCACTTCTGCTGGCATTCACCCTTGCCCATCATAATGACGGCAACCCTTATGGGTGGCACATGTCTTGTGAAAGGTGGTTACAACGATCTACGGAAATCCGAGCAGATCCAAACCTTGACCTTCGGTCCAAGTTGAATCTAATCGCTTACCTTAAATCAAAAGTAGAAGGAGAATGTAACGGAGTGTATACATAGGACGCAAGTAAGTCGCGGAACGGAGCGTTCATCCCATGTTTGAGTTACTACTCTATGCAAATATAACGTGTCAGAGTGCTGAATCTCTGATAATGAGAATTATTGAGAATAAA